CCTACAAATAAACTACATATTTCCCATGATTCATCAGGAGCATATATTGGCACAACCATTTCGAATACAAATGCAGGTGGCTATGTAAACTTAGTTTTAAATGCTGGGTCTGCTACTTCGGGTATTTACTACGCACCAGGAATATTTTTTGCTGTAGGGCCGACTGGTGGAGACACAACTACCCCAATAGTATTTAGAAACAATAACGCAACAGAACGCATGAGAATAGCTAGTTCAGGCAATGTTGGAATTGGAGACACTTCACCTGATCAAAAACTTCATGTAAATTCAGGTTCATCAAATGTTGTAGCTAAGTTTGAAAGTACAGATTCTATAGCTGCTATACAGCTTAAAGATAATAATGGCGAAGCAGAAATAGGAGCTATTGGAAACGATATAGGCTTTTATCCAGCAGGTGCAGAGAAGGTCAGAATAACTTCTTCAGGCAATGTTGGAATTAATATGAGTTCACCTTTATCTGTAGCAAGTGGTTATGGTGCATTGACTGTTGGTGGCTCAACTGGTGGTGGTATTATATTTAGTAATACATCTTCAGGTCATGGTCAGGTATTCGCAAATAGTTCACAATTAACAGTAGATGCTTTTAGTACAAGAAATTTAACATTTCAAACTAATGGTTCAGAACGCATGAGAATAACAGCAACGGGTGCGTTAGAATTTCAAGCTCAAGACTTTTCAAATATGGGTACATTATATGCTAGTCAATATCTAGCTAATGGTGATGCTGATACGGGTATTGTTATGCAGGGTTCTAATGTTATGTCTCTGCATACTGGTGGCTCAGAACGCATGAGAATAGATAGCTCAGGCAGGTTGTTTGTAGGTACTACAAGCCAAATTATTGGTACACATAATCATAAGTTAGGTGTTGTTGCTGCTGGTGTTGAAACACCGATTAGTACAGATGTCAATGAAACAGTAGACAGATATGCAATAGATTTTCATAACCCAAATGGTAGAGTAGGTAATGTTTTAACTAATGGAACATCAACATCTTTCAACACATCCTCAGATGCAAGACTAAAAGAAGTTACAGGTAAAGCTAGAGGTTTAGAGGTTATCAACGAACTTAACCCAGTATCATATAACTGGAAATCCGATGGCAAAGCAGATGAAGGTTTAATAGCTCAAGAAGTTATAGACATAGTGCCAAACGCTGTAACAGGTTCTGAAGAAGAACAATATTATATGGATTACAGTAAATTAGTAGTTCATTTAGTTGCAGGTATGAAAGAACAACAAACACAGATTGAAGCCTTACAATCTGAAATTAACCTACTTAAAGGAGAATAATAATGGCAAATACATATACATGGGATTGTAAAACAGTAGATGTTTACCCAGAACACGATAACGAATCAGATGTTGTTTACAACGTACATTGGCGATTAAACGCAGAAAGCGATCAGCAAGATTCTGAAGGTAATAACTACGCAGCTTTTGTTTATGGCACTCAAGGCGTTAATGCAGATGACATAACAAACTTTGTACCTTTCACTGATCTTACCAATGACTTGGTTACTGGTTGGGTTATAGATGTTATGGGCGAAGATGAAGTTGATAATCTAAAGTCTGGATTAGACAATGCCATTGACGGACAAATCAATCCAACAAGCGAAACAAAAACAATAGCAGGTTAATAATGCCTTTACTACCAGTCACCCCTCCAGCTGGAGTAGTCACCAATGGAACAGACTACGCTAATAAAGGGCGTTGGACTGATAGTAATTTAGTGCGTTTTCAAAATGGTTTTCTACGACCTATTGGTGGTTGGGAAAAAATAAGAAATACTACTCTAACAGGTACGCCAACAGGAATGTTTGCGTACATTACCAATTCTGGTAAAAAAGTTTTAGTAGTTGGAACAAGGCAAAAGATTTATGTCAACCATGACGGAACTTGGCATGACATAACTCCTTCAGGCTTTGTATCTGACCTATCAACAGACCCACTTGGGTACGGTGCATATAACTATGATGTCGAAGACTATGGTGATGCTAGATCACAATCTGGATTATTTTTTGATTCTAAATCATGGTCTTTTGATAACTTTGGTGAAGACTTACTTTTCTGTTGTGCAAGTGATGGCAAGATTTATAAATGGTCGCCTTCTGCACCTTCTACCATAGGCTCACAGCTAACTAATTCTCCTACAGGATGTTCTGGTGTTTTAGTCACTAATGAACGTCATGTTATAGCTTTGGGTGCTGGTGGTGATCCAAGAAAAGTACAATGGTCATCAAGAGAAGCAAGTACAACCTGGACAGCTGCATCAACAAATACTGCTGGTGATTTACAGATACCAACAGGCGGCAGAATATTAAGTGGTATTAAATGGCAAACAGATGTCATTATCTTTACTGATACAGGTATAGCAAGACTTTACTATACAGGTTCTCCTTTTATATACGGTATTCAAGATGCTGGTACTAACTGTAAAACTGCATCACCAAGAACAATAGTATCCTCTGGTAACTTCTTAGCATGGATGGGTGAAAACTCTTTCTTTGTTTTTGATGGATCAGTTAAAGAAATTAAATGTGATGTGCATGACCATGTATTTGATAATATTAAATATTCTTATAGACGTATTGCTTGTGGTGGTCACAACTCTAACTTTAATGAAATATGGTGGTTCTACCCATCAGGAGTAGATGCAAACACACCAAACAAATATGTCATCTGGAACTATGTTGATAATGTTTGGTCAATAGGTGAAATGGATAGAGGATGTTGGATAGACCAAGGTGTTTTTGATTATCCTATCGCATGTGATTCACTTGGTAATGTTTATCAGCACGACAGCACAACATTAAACAATTCAGATAATTTAGGGACAGCAGTACCTTACGCACAATCAGGGCCTATCGAAATAGGTAACGGTGATAACTATGTGCAATGTAATCAGATACTCCCCGATGAAGAAGCAAATACATTACCTGGTGTTGTTATAAGTTTTACAGGAAGATTTACACCACTAGGAGCAGAAACAGATTTTGGTGACTTTACTTTTAATAGTGATGGTTACACGGATGCAAGATTTACAGCCAGACAAGTTCGTATGAAAGTGACTGGCGATACTGACCAGATGTTTCAGGTTGGTAATATACGATTAGATTTAAGAAACAGAGGTCGTAGATAGTGGCAAGAAAAACACTGACACGACCAGGTGAAGATTACGATAAAAACTATCTTAACTATTTAATATCAGAGATAGAATATCAAACAGGTATGACTTTCAACAAAGGTGAAAGAATACAAATAAATGGTGGTGATGCCACCGAGTTAGTATTGGTAAGTCCAAATGGAACAAAATATAAAGTTAGTGTCGCAGACAACGGAACACTCTCCACCTCCACAACAGTCTAAAGAAGACTGGGAACTAGAGTTTGAAAGGTTAGAGCATCATATTATTCGTGCATTAAAGCACCAAGATAGGTATAATCTAAGTGATATTAAAAAAAAAATAGGCCAAGGAATGTTTCATATATGGCCTGGAAAAGATGCTTTTTACATATCTAGCTTTGGTGAGTTTCCTAAATACAGAGTTTTAAATTTATTTTTGTGTGGTGGAAGCTACGAAGAACTAGAAGAGATGTTTCCAAGCATTGAAGAATTTGCAAAAAATTGTGAATGTAAATATCTTTATGGCGGTGGTCGTAAAGGTTGGATAAGAAAATTAAAACATCTTGGTTTTGAACAAGAATATATAGTCAAGAAGGAATTATAATTATGGGATGGGAAACAATAATACCAGCAGCAGTAGGCTTATACAGTGCTTCACAAAGTGGTGGAGATACAACTGTATCAAATACTGATCCAGCGACACAAGCTCGTTACGATGATTTATACAATAGAGCCAAAGGTGTAGCGAACCAACCTTTCGTTCCTTATACTGGCCCAAGGGTAGCTGGATATAATCCAGACCAACTTGCTGGTATGGATGCAACCAGAGGTTTATTTAATCAAACACAACAATTTAATCCTCAAGCTGGTTTACAAGGTTTGTTTAATGAAAGCAGATACTCAAAACCAAGCGTAACACCTTTTACTGGTTCAGCAACAGACATTAATAGGTCTAATATAAGAGATGTAAGACCACAATCATTATTGAATACAAATTTAAGTGCATATCAAAATCCGTTTCAATCACAAGTTATAGACAATACACTTGGTGATTTAAACAGAGCAAGACAAATGCAAATACAAAGCGACCAAGATGCAGCAATCGGAAGAGGTGCTTTTGGTGGTTCACGTTCAGCTTTATTAGAATCAGAAACAAACAGAAAATTTGCAGAACAAGCAGCTAAAGCATCTGGTAATTTACGTTCACAAGGTTTTGATAGAGCTACATCATTAGCTGGTCAAGATATAGGAAGACAGTTTGATGCAGATAGATATATGTCTGATGTAGATAGACAGGTTGAGATGACTAATGCTGGTTACGGTAATCAATTTGGTATTGCTAACATGGATGCACAAAACAGAGCAAGATTTATGCAACCAGGGTTGGATTTGCAAAACAGACAGTTCCAACAAAATCTTTTAAATAATCAAGTTAGCAATCAATACAGAAACTTAGGCTTACTTGGCAATCAAGGAAGATCAGCACAAGCTCTATCACAAGCTGGAATGGATGCTGGTTACGAACAGTTCTTACGAGGCATTAATTATGGCCCACAACAACTTGGTTTATTATCAGGTGCGGTCTTTGGTATGAATGCTGGAGCAGGACAAGTCGATACTAATAAACAAGGTATAGGTGCTAGAATTGGTGATGCAGCTGATATTTATAATACAGTTGCAGATTTATTTTCAACAGGATAACAATTATGGCAATATATGATTTCAACCCAATGGGATTACTAGAATTAAACAACAATCCTACAGGCTCACTTGGATTAGATATGGCTCCTATTCTTGAGGCTAGAGCAAAACAAGCTGAAGAAGACGAGGCAAAAAGAAAAAGAGCTGAACAATCTTTAAAGCTACAAAACCTTGCTGATACTTTTCGCATGGTTAATGCTAATAAATCAGGCAACACTCAAGGTGTAGCTTTATACTCAAATAGAATTGCTAATAGAAGAGCTGAAGAGGCTGCTAGGGCAAAAGCTAAAGCAGATAAAAATAAACGTGATAATTTTTACAATAGTCTAAATCCTAATCAGAAAATAATTTTTAATATGAAAGAAGCTGGTATGCCAGACTCTTATATTAAATCTCAATTTTATCCAGATCCTACTAAAAGAGAATCTTTTGTAGCGAAAGATGGTTATAGATATTTTGTTGATAATAACAAAAGAGTATTTCCTGGAGTGACAGTAAAAGAAGAACAAACACAAGCAGATATATATAAAGAAAATGCTGCTAGGATTAAAAACATTGTTATGAAAGAAGGTATTGATAGTCCTAATTTAACAACACAAGAAAGAGATTTTTATAATAATAATATGAACAAACAAGGGTTTATGTCCTTCGATGAATCACTTGCTCAAATGATGTTTGGTAATACAGGTGGACAAAATAACCAAACAAAAAATTATACAGTAATTAATAGTGCTTACGGATCAATGACTGCAAATCAAATTATTGACCAGGCATTTGAAATGAATAAGGAAGTAGAGCCAAAAACTACAAGAGAAGGCGTTATAAAAAACTTAATAGAAAATAAAATAATATCAGAGTAATGCCATGGTAGATTTTATCGTACCACCTCCACCAAACAAAGAAGAAGATTTGGCATTTATAGTTCCTCCCCCACCAGTCATTGATGATTTCAATGGTGGTATTAACACAGTTCTTGAGCAATTTGAAAATACACAACCTCAATATGCACCTTCATCAGAAAAACTATCTGAAGCAGAATTAAGAAAAGATCCAGAATGGATTAGAGCCGCTAAGAGTATTTATGAATGGAATGAAGCTAGATCTGGAACTATTGGTGGAACTCAAAAAGTAAAACCTCTAAACTCTGATAAAGAATATGCAGACTACGCCCTTAGATACATGGGTTGGTTTAATTACAATATTCCTAAAATGGCTAATGAAGCCACAGACTTAAAAACAACTGCCAATCAACAACAAAGAGAAGACTTTGTAAGATTGATGGATATGTATGATAACAAAAAAATAAGTGGTGCTGGAGCTGTCAGACTTATAAAAGGACTTGCTCTTGACCCATCAACTTATGTTGGCATTGGTACTTTTGGTGCTGGATTGGCTGGAAGAGAAGCCGCTAAAACTGCCGCTAAAGCTGGTATAAGGTCTCTTATAAAACAAGGAGCAAAACAAGGTACTAAAGTAGGATTTATAGAAGGTGCTGCTTACTCAACGGCTGATAATGCATTCAGACAATCAGCAAGAATCATGTCTGGTCAAAGAGAAGGCTTTGACCTTGGTGAGTCAGCAAAAGCATCTGCAATTGGATCAGTCTTAGGTGGTAGTTTGGGTGGCTTAATAGGTGGAGCTGCATCATATTTTAAAAATAAAGGTAATGTAGTTCCTAACGTAACAGATGAAGCTGAAGAGTTTGTTGTACCACCATCACAAGAGGTAGTAGAGACACCTGTTTCTCCAGAAGTTGTAACTCCTAAAGTAGAAAGATTTAAACAAGAACAACAAAGAAATAAAAACAAAGAAGAAGCCTTGAATGTTTGGAACAATCTTCCTGAAAGAGAAAAAATAAGAATTATTAACAGAGATGGTTCTCCTTTAAAATTTACTGATGACTACATAAATAAAATAGAAGAATTACAATTACCCAAAGCAGAAACAGTTGCTCCAGAAGTTGTAACTCCTAAAGTAGAAACACCTAAACGTGGTACTAAGATTCCAGAGATACTGAAAAAACCTGTAAAACCAAAAATAAGAACTGCTAGAGATTACTTTGGTAAAGTATCAGACGATGCTGATACAGAGTTAAAAGAAATATTTGAAGATTATAAAGGCAATATACAGAGAAAGTTTAAAGTAACTTCTCAAGACGATCCCAATGCTGCCATAAAATCTATTGAAGAGCTGAATGACGTACAAGTTAAAATGCAAGAAGACGGTTTTTATAACCAATTACAAACTTTTGATGGAGAAAATCCAAGTTTTAGAGATGATATTCTTGAAGACCTACAAAATGATACTGTTCACAGAGATGACCAATTACTATTAAGTGAATGGGAAAGAAAAACCGAGGAAGCAATAGAACTTAGAAAAACTTTAGACGATAACAATATTAACTATAAAGGAATGTCTGATGAAGAAGTCCTTGTTGCTTACGATGATGTTATTAATAATAGGATTCCACCAGCCAGAGATGAAGTACCTTTAGAATTATATGCTGATGATATAAAAGCTGCTAGTGGCGGTAACATAAACAATGTAAGAGTAGATGATATTGTTGACCCAACACCAGATGGTAAAGATTTTCAAACTGATACGACTGTAGACCTAAACGATAAATTAGTTGAGGTTGGTGTTAAAATAATGGATGACTTACAAATACCAAGAAATCCAGCAATTAGAATATCGGATCAGTTAGAGGAAGTATTATTTCAGGCAGAAGGAAATCCAGTTGCAAGAGAAAAATTAGATTCAGTTCTCAAAAAAAATAATATTACTCTTCCACAATTATCACAATTATTTAGAGGAAGTATTGCTGATTCAGCAAGACGTATGCAGAAACTAAGCTCTGTAAGTAAATCAATAGAAAAATTAGCAGAAAAAATAGGCAAGACAGCAAAGCCAGAAACTTGGACATCAAGGCTATCCAACTTTATAAAGCAAGCCGATAATATAAGAAGAGGTTTATTAGTTAGCCAAATAGCTACAGCTATGCGTAATAACACAGCACAGCTTGGCAGGGTAACTATGAAAACATTAATAGATGTTTACGATAACACCTTAAAACAAACTTTTAATCCTGTAAGAAGAGCTTTTGGTGCTGAAGAAACTCCTGTTAATTATGCTAGATCATTTGAGCTGATTTTAAATTTAACAAAGAACAAGAAACAGGCAAAAGATTTAACAGATTTATTAACAAAGTATTATGTAAAAGATGCAGAAAATTTATTTACCAGATACTCTTCCGATGTAGCAGATTCTACAAAAACATCTAATGCAGCAAGAGTAATAAAAGTTGGTCAAAGTGTTACTGATACATTAAATATATTTAATAGGATGCAAGAGTTTTGGTATAGAAGAGCAGTATTTGCAAACACCATTACTGATGCTTTACTAAAAAAAGGTATAGATATAAAAGAAGTTGGCATAAGTGATGACCTTTTAAAATATGTAAACAAAGCTGATATTGAAAAAGCTGTCGATGATTCTTTGTATTTTACTTACGCAAAAACTCCAGACGTTCCAATTGTTAAAGGGCTTGTTGATATTGTAAATAACTCACCATTTTTATTAACAGGAATAATACCGTTCCCAAGGTTTATGGCCAACGCTATTGCCTTTCAGTTTAGACATAGTCCACTAGGCTTTTCTGCATTACTTACACCAAAAGAAATAGCTAAATTAAAAGCTGGTGATTACAAAACTTTATCTCAAGCAGTAGTAGGAACAACATTATTGCTTACAGCTGTAGAGATGAAAAGAAAAGGATCAGAAGATCACAAATGGTATGAGGTGGAAACATCATCTGGAAAGACAATAGACATGAGGCCATACTTTCCATTAACTCCTTATTTATTAGTTGCTGATATGATTGTAAGAAGTGAAAGTGGAAGAGGAGCTCCAGATGCTAAAGATGTTTTACAAGGATTAACAGGTGCACAGTTTAGAGCTGGTGCTAGTATTCAGTTAGTACAAAATGCATTAGATGGAATGGCTGGTTTAGATACTGAAGAAAAAGTAAACAAATTTTTCTCTGAATATACATCTAATGTTCTTGGTGGTTATTTAACACCGATAAGAATGTTTGGTGATTTTATAGATGCTGGAAGATTTTACCTAGATGATGATTTTGAAAAACAAAAATTCAGAAGACCATTGCCAACAGGTGAATTTATAACTGACACAACTAATCAATTAAAATCTAATATACCCTTTGTAAAAGAAAATTTCCCAGAATCAGAGTCACCAACAAGAAAAGCTACACCTGGAAGACCAGAAACAGTACAAATACCTTTTACCGATATTCAAGCTCCAGGCCCTTTAGTAAGACAGCTTACTGGTGCTACAGTTAGAGAAGAAAAAAATGCAGCAGAAAGAGAGTTTGATAGATTAGGATTTAAAAGAAGAGATATATTACCTTACTCTGGCAATGCTGTTGTAGATCAAACCAGAGCAAAATATTTAGGGCCTTATGTTGAAAACGTTATACCTGTAATAATACAAAGCGAACTATATCAGTCTGCATCAAACCAACTTAAATCAGCTATTTTACGAAAAACACTTACAAAATTAAGAAGTGCCGCTAATGATTACATAAAAGAAAATAGAATTAATGAAGAGCAATTTGCAAAAGCTGCATTTAATAGACAGCCTAAATATATAAAGGCTTTACTTAATTCAAAAGGTATTACCTCTGAAACATTCTTACAATACCATGACACGCAGATCGGAGCGAATAGGTAGGAGTGGAGAATACTTAACCTGCTCAGTACTGGCGAGAGAATCAGACACCGTTACAATAATGCCTCATACATCCCATGCTGATGTAATCTTTGAGTGGGAACACAAACTCTATAGATGCCAAGTTAAAACAGTTACACATATAGAATCTAAATATAAGAACTGGCGATTTGATTTACGCAAAGGCATTACCACTACAGGAAGACATTATAAAAAAGATCAAATAGATATAATCGCAATGGTTAATCTTGAATACCAGACTGTATGCTTCAAAGCCTTTTCTGATTGTAAAACAACACAAATCACGATAAAGGACGAAATTATGAAATCAATCAATTCTGTTGAAAGTTTAAAAGAAGCTATGGAGTCGATTATTTTGGCGACTGATGGTCGACAAGGCAAAAATGAGTCGACTTCTGGTACTAAAAAAGCTGCAATAAATGGCTGATTTCTAGTCTTTGACCCCTTCGTCTATCGGTTAGGACACCTGGTTTTCATTCTTAAATTTTATCCATCACACAATTTCTTGACTGTACATTATTTCCCTAAAAACCCTTGTTTTCTTTACAAGATTCGATTTATAATCTACTGAATAGGTAATTAAAATACACGCCATTTCGACACTAAAGGTCGACTGTATGGCGACTCTGCTTGGAGGTACGAGTTATGGCTAGATATAAAAGAGATACAAAGGTAAACAATTTATTAATCACAGAAAAAACTTATAGAGTTTTCTATCGCATTAATGGAAGGAAGAGAGAACTTACTCTTGGTACTAGAGACATACCAATCAATGTAGCAAGAAACAAAGCACAACAAATACTTGGTGAAGTTGCACAAGGTATTGATCCTTTAAATACCAGAGGCGGAGAAACTTTAAATCAAGCGTTTGAATATTACATTGATAAGTTAATACAAAATAAAAGAAGAGTTGCTATGCCTAACAAGAACGGTAAGCCTGGCGAGTATGTAAGAATGTGGGATAAAGATGTTAAGAATGATTTAGGTAAAAGAATTCTAACAGATATAAACAGGGGTGATATTACAAGATTACATTTAGAAATATCTAAAAGAGGTTCTTATGCTGCTAACAGAGTTGTCCAGATGATATCTGGTTGTTATAACCATGCGATAGCATTATCACTGGTAGAAATAAACCCTTGTAAAATTAAACTAAACAAAGAACTGATTAGTGAGAATGAAATATCAGACAAAGAGTTTGCTGAATTACAAAGACAAATAAACATCAAGAGACAAACTGTTCGACCTAACTTTGTTAGCTCTTTAGATTACATAGAACTTTGTATGCACTCTGGCGGTAGATGTAAGAGTGAGATAGGCAGTGCCAAGTGGTCTGATTTAAAAGATAACAAGATAGTTTTAAGCGAACATAAGACCGACCATGAAACGAATGAAGATAGAGTCATCTATCTAAGCAATCAAGCTATGATGGTTATTAATAAGCTAGAGAGGAAGGGAGAATACATCTTAGATGTGGATTACCCTGTCAAGATGTGGAAACAATTAGCTAAAAAGATTGGTAGACCAGAACTAAGGTTGCATGATCTAAGACATAACTTTTGTACTATGGCTGGTGAGATTATGGAACTACCAGAACTAATGAAACTATCTGGTCATAAAAGTATGTCTGCTGTTTTACGTTATCGTAAAGTAAGAGAGCCAAGAGCAATTAAAGAAATGCAAAATGTAGGCGACTATATGACCAAGATAATGATGTCTAATT